TAATGTGACAGTGCCACTCTCAGAGCCTGCCGTCGCCGGTATCGCTTCTTTTTGCCCTTACAACATTGGCCCAGCCAAATGCTTTCCCTCAACGTTCTATAAGAAGTTGAAGGCTGGTGATCGAACAGGTGCCTGTGCGGAGATTAAGCGCTGGATATTCGACGGCGGTAGAGACTGCCGTATTCGTTCCAACAATTGCTTCGGGCAAATTGAGAGGCGTGAGCAGGAAAGTGCGCTGACGTGCTGGGGACTTGACCAATGAATATTAATTTCAGTTGGCGAATGATGGCAATAGGTGTGTTGCTAGTGGCGTTAGTCGTCGCAGGGAGAATAGCGAGTCATTACCGCGATAAATACCATCAGGTGGATAAATCTTGGCAGTTGGAATGGGCGAAGCGTGATAAAGCGGATTCTGATGCTCTAGCCAAGCGGCAAGCTGGTGAACGAGCAGAAGAGCAACGCAGGCAACAGGCAGCAAATCAGGCGGTTAAAGATGCAGATGAAGATAACAAACAGCTTAAAACTGATGCTATTAATGCTAAGCGCTCTGCTAACAGGTTGCAGCAACAGCTCGTACAGCTCAGGCAACAATTCGCAGACAGTGAAACCGGCAAGCTTTCCAGTGCTGCCAGCGCAAGCGCGTCAAAGTCCCAAGCCATCATATTGCTTACCCAGTTGCTCAGCGAATCTAACGAAGCAGCAGGAGAGTATGCAAAAGAGGCTGACCGTGCTTATAGCGCCGGAAAAACCTGTGAACGCGTCTATGACAAAGTAAGCGGGCAGTAGGCATTACAGCAGGCATTCAATTAGTGCCTGTGATAATGCCAAAAGAACACCGAAATACTTGAGGTCACCGCTGGTGGCCTTTTTATTTTCTGCTGGTTTATCAGTTTGGCCATTCGTTATTACAGGATAAACACACTGTTTTGAATGCGGGTTGTCTCTGAATCAGGCGGGGCGATACTTTCACATATAGAGGATTATTCTAAATGAAACATCTATCACTGCGAGACGTGATGGCAAGTATGAGCATTACTAATAATAGTGACGGCTATGAGGTATCGAATGCTGCTGGCTCGGCTCAGTACGATGCGTGGGGATTGAGAACGACAGTAAACGGAATACCTGAATATTTCCCACTGAAAATCTCAGCGCCCGGAATATTAGCAGGAAATGCAGACTCTGAACATTCAAACGACCATCGTCGCCATTCACTATGGCATCCAGCCAACAATGTACAGACGCACGATAAAGGCAAGGTGATCAGTAAAGTGACTGTTCAAATCGATGCCGACATTAGCGACGCGCAACAGAAGTTGGAAGAGCTTAACGCATCTATACGTGGTAGCGATGCATTCAATGTATTCAATGGCGCAATGTTCTTGTGCCCAGCAACCGCGCCGTGCATACCTGTCAACAAACGACAGCTAAGCAAGGATGTGCGAAAGCTCGTTAATGACGCGATCAAGACTGAGTGTCGTCCCGGTGGGTTGATACATGGGAGCATGCGCTAAGGTGCCTAGAGCTATCCCACGCGCTTGCCGTAAGCATGGCTGCCGCAATACCACTACTGACCGCAGCGGCTATTGCGATGAGCACCGTAATACAGGATGGGAGAACCACCAGCAGGGCAAGAGCCGCCACGAACGTGGCTACGGTAGCAAGTGGACCCTCATTCGTAAGCGCATCCTTAATCGTGATAAGCACCTTTGCCAAGCCTGCTTGCGTGAAGGACGAGCCATACCCGCGACCACGGTTGACCATATCAAACCTAAGAGCCATGGCGGTACCGATGATGATGCCAACCTTGAGGGATTGTGTTGGCCTTGCCATCGAACCAAGACAGCAACGGAGCGAATGAAATGACACAAGAAGAGCAAACAGTATTGATGGTTAAAGGGCTGATAGCTTCATTACCCGAAGATAAGCAGCAGGTTGCCCAACAATGCATTGAAACGATTAGAAGCCTTCTAGAGGCACATCCAGACGGCGAGGCACTCCTTGCGTTGGCGTTGGTCGCTGCTGATTCTCAATGTGAGTCATAAGTGATAACCATTATCGATTACTTGTGTTTATCATTGCATATTGAATGATTTAACATTAAACGATATTTGTTCTCATTTCAGTGGGGGAGGGGGGGATCAAATCTCTACCCCTCTCAGCCTAAAGGACCGCCGCTTTAATCAAATTTTTACACACTCGAAATAAGGAATTTTTTTTCGATGATTTTTAACATTTGGGAGCGCAGAAAATGGGGACGGCAATGCGTGCCTCTGGAGGGGGGAGAAAGCGAAATACCAGCGTAAAAAATAAAAGTAGCCTTACGCGGATCGCTCCCCCAGCAGAGCTTTCAAGTGAAACGGCAGTTCGTCTCTGGAAAACCCAAAGCAAAATATTAATCGAACGTGGGACTTTCGAATTAGAAGATGCCCCGCTTTTGCTCGCGTACTGTAATTCGTTTCATCTCATGATCGTGGCGGAAAAAGTGATAGCCAAACAAGCCGAAATTGATTTGGAAAATATGGGTATCGCAGATGTTGGGGGTACTGGTGGATTAAAAAAACATCCCGCCATTGCCGTTCGTAATGACTGCGTCTCGCAGCTTGCTCGGTTGGGTTCGTTACTCGGGCTTGATCCTCTTAGCCGTATGAGGATGGTCGGTGGCGCAGATCCTGATGATGGTGAGAATGAATTCGATGGGTTTTAACCATGGCGTCATACCCGAACGTGAATGCCGCCCAGCAATATGCAAGGGAGGTTATTAGCGGGAAAATTCCTGCGTGCAAATATGTCCGTTCCGCATGCCAGCGGCATTTTAGCGATCTGGAGAAATCTAAAGATAAAGATTGGCCATATCGGTTTGATAGAGATAAAGCAGAAAGAGCCTGCCGGTTTATTCAATTACTCCCACATACCAAGGGTGAATGGGCAAAGCGAAAACTGAAAATTACGCTGGAGCCGTGGCAGCAGTTCATTTTCGCAATGGTTTTTGGATGGCTTAAAAAGCGAAATAAAATGCGCCGCTTTCGTGAGGCGTATACTGAGGTTCCCCGCAAAAATGGTAAGTCGTTATTTGCGGCGGGGGTTGGTATCTATATGTTTTGCGCAGACAACGAATACGGGGCAGAGGTTTACTGTGGTGCGACGACAGAACGCCAAGCATGGAAAGTATTTGAACCCGCATTACTGATGGCGCAAAAGCTTCCCAATCTGCGGAAAAAGTTCAGCATTAAGCCTTGGGCCAAAAAAATGACGCGGCCTGATGGTTCAGTATTTGAGCCCGTGATTGGCGATCCTGGTGACGGTGACTCGCCTTCGTGCGCATTGATTGATGAATACCATGAGCATGCGACCGATTCACTGCTGACCACGATGACGACGGGCATGGGCGCGCGTGAGCAGCCGATAACATGGATTATTACAACGGCGGGATTTAGCCTTGAATGTCCATGCTATGAAAAGCGCCAGCAAGTGGTGGAAATGCTTGATGATATAATCCCAAACGAAGAGCTGTTTGGCATTATTTATACCCTTGATGAGGGGGACGATTGGACCCAGCCAGAGGCGCTGGCGAAGGCGAACCCTAATATCGGAGTGTCTGTAAAAACTGATTATCTTATCGCTCAGCAAAACCTTGCTATCAATGTTCCATCGCAGACCAACAAGATTAAGACCAAACATTTTAATCTGTGGGTTTCTGCAAAATCCGCCTATTTCAACCTTGAGAAGTGGAAAGCGTGCGCGGATACATCGTTAAAGATTGAGGATTTTTATGGTGAGGACTGCGATCTTGGGATCGACCTTGCATCAAAACTCGATTTGAACTGTGTTTGTCCTGTCTTTAAGCGCGTGATTGATGGGCGCGTACATTATTTTTGTGTGGGTGCTCAATTTTGGGTACCAGAAGACACGGTGTTTTCGCCAGATCCCGTTCTGAAGAGAACCTCTGAGCGTTATCAAAAGTTCGTCAATATGGAGAAGTTAGTCGCGACCAATGGTGCAGAGGTTGATAACCGCCAAATCTTTGAGCATATCGTTGCGCTAAATAGCACGGTAAAAGTACAAAGCTGCCCAATCGATCCCCATGGCGCAACGAGCATTTCTCATCTTCTTGCTGATGAAGGGTTAAGCCCTATCACCATTATTCAGAATTACACAAATATGAGTTCCCCAATGAAAGAATTGGAAGCGGCAATAGCCAGCGGTCGATTCCACCATGATGGGAACCCCATTTTAACGTGGTGTATCAGTAACGTTGTTGGGAAGACGATCCCCGGCAGTGATGATGTTGTAAGGCCGACCAAAGAAGGCGCAGAGAACAAAATCGATGGCGCCGTTTCTTTAATCATGGGTATTGGGCGGGCCATGTTGAACGAGAATATTGAGTCTCTTTCTGATCATATAGAAGCGCACGGTATTCGTTCTCTTTAATAAGTGACATTTATGAAATTAATAAATTGTATAACCGCCTTATCACTCATGGTGGGGATAACGGGCGCGCTTTTTTTGACGTATGGCGTGTGGCGAATATATCCACCTGCAGGATTTATTGTGGCTGGCCTATTGTGTTTAGTCTGGTCTTTCTTGGTGTCTCGGATGTTGGGTACCCAGACGGGGAACCCCGATAAGGAGGGGTGATGTTCTTTCCGGGTATGTTCCACAAGTCGGGTGATAAGGCGATGACGCCACAGGCGCTCAGTGAGCTTGTTGGTATTTCCTATAACACCTACGCAGGGAAAAGAGTGAGCCCCCAACTGGCCATGCAGCTTACCGCGGTATTTGGGTGTGTTCGCGTGTTAGCCGAATCGGTGGGCATGTTGCCTTGCTCTCTGTATGAACAATTAGATCGTGGAAGCAAAAAGGCTATTAAAGAACGGCTTTATAAGCTGCTTTCGGTCAAACCTAACGGCTATATGACCCCGCAAGAGTTTTGGGAATTGCTCATCGCCTGTTTATGTCTTCGCGGTAACTTCTTTGCCTACAAAGTCATGGCGCTGGGGGAGGTTGTCGAGTTACTCCCGCTCGATCCCGGTAGCGTTGTCGCCAAACTAAACAGCCAGTGGGAGCCGGTCTATCAGGTGACGTTTCCCGATGGTTCAAGCGATACCCTGAGCCAGAAAGAGATCTGGCATGTGCGTATTTTTACGCTCGACGGTCTCAATGGGTTAAGCCCGATTGCCTATGCTCGTCAGGCGATCGGGTTGGGAATGGCAACGGAAGAGCATGGTTCACGCCTTTTCAGTAATGGTGCGGTCACCAGCGGGGTACTGGAAACCGATCAGACGCTATCGGATGAGGCTTTTAATCGCTTAAAAGCTGATTTTGAAGACAGGCATCAAGGGCTGGCGAACGCTCACAAGCCGATGATTTTGGAAATGGGACTGAAATGGAACCAAATCAGTCTCTCGGCTGAAGATGCTCAGTTTTTAGAAACCCGTAAATTTCAGCTCGAGGAGATTTGCCGCATTTTCCGCGTGCCGATGCATTTAGTGCAAAACACCGATCGAGCGACATTCAACAATATTGAGAACCTTGGGATCGGCTTTATCAATTACTCGCTTGTTCCCTACCTCACACGTATTGAACAGCGAATTAATCTTGGATTAGTGAAGGCCAGTAAACAAGGGCTGCTATACGCCAAATTTAACGTTGGGGCGTTGTTACGCGGTGACATGAAATCTCGTTTTGAAGCCTATGCCACCGCTATCAACTGGGGAATGTACTCCCCTAATGATTGCCTTGAATTAGAAGATCGTAACCCGCGTCCGGGCGGTGATGTGTACCTCACCCCGATGAATATGACCACGAAGCCGACCGATAGCGCAAAACCTAAACCACAGGAAGAACCCAATGACGATGATCAAACAACGTCTTGATGTGCCACTGAAACTCAAGTCAGTCAACGACAGCGGTGAGTTTGAGGGCTACGGCTCGGTGTTCGGCGTCAAAGATTGTTTCGATGACATCGTGGTACCGGGCGCCTTTACTAAATCGCTCAGCCTTTGGCGCGAAAAAGGCAGCTTACCGGCAATGCTCTGGCAGCACGATATGCAAGAGCCCATCGGGATTTATACCG